CAGAAGTTCGTATTGCCGTGAATGTGCGACCAGGTGACCTGCTGCTCGTCAATAATCATGAGTACATTCATGGCAATACACCTATTGAATTGCAAGATGAAACGGCAGAGCGTGTAAGTCTTGTTTGTTATCTGCGCGAAAAAATGCTCGAACTCGGGAGCAAAGAGTATGAAGATCATCGATATAATTATGTTGAGTCACGTCGAAAGAACAAAGAACATCCACTCCAACGACGTCTTTGGAATGGCATTTCCGAAGGAATGTGGTCAGAAAAAGAATGGTATGACTATCTTGAGAGAGTTGGTGGAAGAGAAATGGTGCAAAAATACCACCCAGAAGCATATAGAAAAGAATCAACTCTAGAAGATATGTTCGGTTAATATGTGCGCAATTATTGGTGCTTATATTGAGAACCCAAGTTCTCGTGATTTGGTAACGCTTGCTGATGTTTTCCGCGAGTCTAGTATTCGTGGATTACATGCAACTGGCGTTTCTTGGGTTCGTGGTGGTGAGATTAAAACAGTCATTGATGCGAAGCCAGCAACGTTATTTTTAGAATCGCTCGATCTAAACAACTGCGTAAATGAAGATGGCAATCTATATCTGATTGGTCACTGCCGATATTCTACATCTGACCTTGAATACAACCAACCATTGTACAATGATAATATCTCTATTGTTCACAATGGTGTTGTTAGTCAAGAGATGCCAGAAAACTGGGAACGTCTATATGGTTACAAGTGCAAAACAAGAAACGACAGTGAGTTGATTCTTCATACTCTTGAAGCAAAGAAATCTCCACTGGTAGAATTTTCAAATGCCTCAATGGCTGTAGTTGAATTATATAAAGAAAAGAAATTGCGCTTCTATCGTAATGGAAAACGTCCAATTTATTTTACTTCTTTGCCAAATGGCGGTATAATTACTTCTACGAAAGATATTGCTATTCGTGCTGATCTAAAAAATCCAATTGAGATTGGTATGAATTTCTACACTACAATTGGCAAAGGTATCTTTCAAAAGAATTTTGTTTTGATTGATGATGCAAAGGATTTACAGCATGTACGATAAGTCAACGTTTACATATGGTGCTGAAATTGAGTGGGGTGATATTGATCGTCGTATGGATATCCCTCCAACTCTCGGTAAATGGGAATATGCTGAAACTGATATTGTAAACATTCATCCACCATATCAATATCGTGCATGCGATCCTCTTGGTAAAGAACCACCATTCGGCGGTGAAGTCAATATGATGCCAACGAAAACTTGGCAAGAGCAAGTAAATCGTATCATGCGTTTGAAAGAAATGTTTCTTGAGTATGGTAATCAGCCTTCTGCTTCTTGTGTGAATCATGGTCACATTCACGTCTTTGTTCCAGGGCTTAAAGATGATATTGCTGGATTGAAGCGATTGATTGGATACATTCAAGACAATCAAGAAGATACGATTGAAGCCTGTTATCAATTTCATGAGACATCTGAAATGAAGCAGTGCGATGGTGCCAAGATGTATCTGAAGTTTGATGGTGGTCGACCGATGCCAGAGTATATGTGCGATAATATTATCGAACTGACTACTGACTTTGATCACTTTATCAAACTACATGCTGCTGGCAAGGATGGTGTATCAATGGGTCGCCCATTTCGATACGCAATCAATACTTACTGCATGAAGCATACTGGCACAATTGAGTTCCGTTGCTTCCGCTCGACAACAAAGCGAGAAGAAATGGAATCTCAATTTAGATTCGTAGAAAACTTCATCGATGCAGCACTCAACGGCGGACCGTCTGTTCGTGAAATTCTTGCTGAAGGAAATTATAAATTCCCACCATTCAAATGGAATCTTGATGAATACTTCGGTTGGCAGCAAACCAAGTATCCGAAAGAGCGTGGTGAAAAGAAACGTGAGTTTCATGACGCTGCGTGAAACAAGTCGCGATGAATTTGTCGCGCATATCACTGAAAGCAAAGCAGATTCTTTTGCTAAAACTTTCGTAGCAAAAGCAGATATGCAGGATCAGTGGCAATATTGTATTGGATATTGGGAAGGGGCGGCGGAGCAGGAACTGGCTGGCGCGATCATCACAACTCGCTCGAAGAAAACCCCATACATATTCAATCTTCAGTTACTACACACTTTTGCTAAACATCGTCGTAAAGGTATTGCAAGAATACTTACTCAAGATTCTCTTGATCGCGCGCAAGGTCTCGGCACCAGTTACTATCGTGTTTCAGCAGAGCCTGGAGCAGTTGCATTCTATGAAGTAATGGGCTTTCGATTCTTAGGAAAACAGAAAAGTGGATGCTCTCTGAGCATGTTCAAGATCAATGGTACGAATTTCGCTGATGGGCTTTATGATCTTTCGGATCCTGTGATATATAACGCAGTGAATAAAAAAGGAAAGGGTGGTTGTGTCGAAGTCTTTGCGCCGTGAACAATTTATTCGCTGGTATGCGTGGTCATTGAAATATAATGATTGCGATCCAGCAGTGTGGTGTACAAATTATTTGCACAAGCGATACGAACACAATGACGAAGAACGTCTATGGTTTGCGTGGTTGTATGGTAACACATATCAACTACCAACTGCATGGGTTCTGAAGAATGAGTTCCCAGATTATGAACTCGCTACTGTGGATCGTATTCGCTGGTGGAATAGTCACAACTACAAGAGACTGAGATACCAAACAGATACAAAGTGGAACAAGGGTCATTTGCCAGCCATGTTCGAATCTTATCAAGAGTTTATTGGCAATAGAACACAACGAGAAGTTTTGGAGAATTATTATGGCGACAATGAACAACAAACTTTCGACAACCTTTGGAATAATCTTAAAAACTCTCTTTACAAATTTGGTCGCTATTCCACTTGGTTTTATATGCAGCATCTCGCTCATACTGCTGGCATTGACTGCATACCTACTTCTCTCATGCTTTCTGATTATTCTGGCTCTCGCTCACATCGTAATGGTTTGCATCTTGCCCTCGGCGAAGATGACAAGTACGATACAAGACTTACTGCTGGAGAATGCAATGACCTTGAAAGTGAAGCGAAAGACATACTTGAAGAAACAAGAGGAAGATTTCCTGAACTCAAATTACAGGTAGATTTCTTCACGATGGAAACTTGCCTTTGTTCGTTCAAGAAAATCTTTCGTGAACATCATGGGCGATATCTTGGTTACTATCTCGATCGCCAGTCTGAAGAAATTCAGCAAGCAGAAAAGGATGGCTGGACTGGTATTGAGTGGAATGTATTGTGGCAATCAAGAGATGAAACTCTTGACCCAAGACTTGCAATTCGTAATGCTACAATCAACAAAGAAAAGTTTACTTCTTATGTGAGAAGTGGTAGAATAGATCGTCTTGAGTGGATGTTTTCAGATGAAACCTCAGTACAACAAGGACTAGAAGCACTATGGTAAGAGTGATTGCAATGGGTGGTGAGCCAGCAACTGGCAAGACTACGTTGATGTTTCGATTGATTTCGATGGCTGATGACTGGCAAGTTGTCAAGCCACAGAAGTTACTTGATGCAATGTATTCCAAGAAACTGAATCTGTATATTCTTGGCAAGTATGCAAACGACGGTAATGTGTTTCAAGGAACAGATCGTTTGAGTATGGCTGTTCAACCAGATGCAGAGAAATTCTTTTCTGAACTATGGTATGAAGAAGGTGCGAAAACAAATGTCATCTTTGAAGGTGATCGCCTGTTCAATGGTAAACTACTAGACAAACTTTCAGAGTGGTTTCCAAACTCATTCAAGGTTCTTGTTCTTTCAGCATCACATGATATCAAAGAACAGCGCCATGTTGATCGTAAAGACGACCAAGATGACAAATTCAAAAATTCTCGTGCGACGAAAATCTCGAATATAATGGGGTCGCTGACTCTCATGGACTATATAGAGACAATGGTCAACGAAAATCTCGATGATCAGTCTAAGATTATTGACAATATTAGAAAATTTTACAACTGGAGTGAATAATTATGCAGTTAGAAGTCTCTGTAGAAGAACTACGCAAAAATAAACTATTTGTTGCAACCCCAATGTATGGTGGCTCTGCGCATGGAATGTATCTAAAGTCTTGCCTTGATCTTCAATCTGTGTGTACACAGTACGGCATTGAAGTTCGTTTTTCTTTCATCTTCAATGAATCTCTTATTACTCGTGCACGCAATTATCTCGTAGATGAGTTCCTCCGAGCAGAAGGATTTACGCATCTATTATTCTTAGATGCCGATATTCATTTTGATCCACGCGATGTAATTGCATTGCTTGCTATGAATAAGGATGTCATTGGTGGACCATATCCAAAGAAATCGATCAAGTGGGGTGCAATCAAGGAAGGCGTGAAGCGTCATCCTGAAATTACTCCTGCTGATATGGAAAAGTTGGCTGGTGATTTCGTCTTCAATCCAGTTCCAGGAACAGAAAAGTTCTCAGTTGCTGAGCCGATTGAAGTTCTTGAGATTGGCACAGGTTACATGATGGTCAAGCGTGAAGTTTTCGGCAAGTTTGCTGAAGCATATCCACAATTGAAGTATCGTCCAGATCACGTTGGTCAAGCCAACTTCGATGGTTCACGTTACATTCATGCTTACTTTGACACTGTTATTGATAGCGTTGCAAATGGCGGTCGTGGTTCAGACCGTTACTTGTCTGAAGACTATATGTTCTGCCAGTGGTGGAGAAATATCGGTGGTCAAATTTGGTTATGTCCTTGGATGAAGACGCATCATGTTGGAACCTATGCGTTCACTGGTGATATGCCAGCCGTTGCAAACTTCGTCGGATCTCTATAATCGTATATGCTTGTCGGACTCGTTGGCTTTATCGGAGCAGGGAAAGGTACAGTTGCAGATCTCTTGGTCGAACGTCATGATTTCTTCAAAGAGAGTTTTGCAAATAGTGTGAAGGATTCCTGCGCCGCAGTGTTTGGTTGGAATCGTGCCATGCTTGAGGGTGACACTCCAGAATCTC